GAATACAGGTATTCCATAAGCATCAATGAATCCTTCGTAGTTCCATTCCATAGGTATGAACAAACTATATAATCCACTGCGAGTTTGTCCATTGCGGTTTCTTTTTGTGACATCAGAATCTTGATAAAGTTTTTTAAAATTATCTCCACCTTTGTCCAGCGCATTGGATGTTGAACCCATCATACATTTACCAATGATACGACTACCAAGTCTTAAACAGGTCTTAGTAACTCTCCAGTTATTTAATATGTTGTCGGGTCTTTCCCACTTACCACTTTCATCGTGAACAAGCATTGTAAGCTTTTCACCATCGTAAGAGTTATCACCTGTATTTTTCCAGTCAATCGTTGTGTCAAGTCCTTCTAATTCTTCTTTTTGTTTAGAAGCTATATTTTTTCTTGTAAGCTTAGAAGCGGGTACCCTATATGCCAATTCTGATTTAGGTCTATCCATACCATCTTGTATGGGTTTGAAAAAGAATGGATAGTTGGTTGATATAGGAACGACTTTGTCTGTAAACATTTTTTTAGCATCACCTCCTGACTTTGACAGTATACCAAATCTTCCATCTGACGTAATCGTTGCTTGATTGACGGTTTCTGCTGAGGACATAAATGAAAATCCCGATCGTCTATTCTTAAGGTAACACATGCCATAACACCTGTAATCTGCTTTGCAGGCTTCCCAGAATATAAAAAATAATCTGTTTGCCTCTCTAAAGTCCGGTCTTCCAACATCAATCTTGGTCCACTGCAGGTACATATAATGAGTACCAGTAATATAGATGTTATTATTTTTATTTTTAAACCAATAGCCTTTTTCGCGCCTTTCAAACTCTTCATTAATGTAATCTTCCCATTGATCTTTAAATTCAGAAGAATAATTTCTCCAATCAAATATTGTTTTTATTCTACCAAGTTCTTTAGGATAATCTCGCGCAACCCATTTATTGCCTAAGTCTTCTACATTCTCAGCTTTAGGTAGCGCTATTTTTAGATTTTGTATTTCGTATATTTCACCTATTTCTCCAGTTTTACTAATAACAATGACATCATTTTCCTTGTCATAACCATATTTCCAAGACTTACTTTTATTTAGTCTATGTATGGTTGTTAGTTTAATTGGCTCTATTGTTTTATAAAGCGATTGTTGATAAGTCATTACTTGGATCTCCTTTCTGCAAAACCTTTAAAAGATTCTTTTTCCTCTTCTCTTGGTTTATTTTCAAGTATCGCTCTTTCTTCTTCAATGCGTGATAATATTTCAAACGCATCAAATATAGCTAGCTTTTTTGTTGCTGCCGCGTTTTTTAAACGGTCAGCTGACACGTCATCTTCCGTATGCGTTATAATTTTTTCTTCAGCTACGCGAATCAGTTCTTCAACCGCTTTTAAGCCACTCTGGATTATACTCTGTTTCAGTTCCTTGGTAGTCATATTTAATACAAATTGAATTAGTTGGAACCCTATATAGTTTTTCGTTGTTTATAATAAACTCGTATTCACTATCTGGTGTAAATCCTATTAAATCGTTTTTGTTAAAACCGTTTTTAATAAGACCATTATCTATATATTTTAAAACGCCTGTTAATTCTTCTTCAGGATTTATAGAAAATAATTTTCTATTATGTATTGGCTTTACAAAACAAAAACCTTCTAAAGGTTTCCATTCATTATTTTTTTTATACATAAACACCTGATCGGGGTAAACAAAGTATTTATCTTCTTCAAAATAACTTTTACTATTCATCTCTTGGCCTCTCACGTCATGAAAACGACGGAACACGTTGTGATGCACAATTACTTCGTCACCTTTTTTAATTCCTGTTTTGGTATTTATTGGTGTTTCTAAAACTACACCTACGCGACTAACAAACTTGTGATCCTGTATTTCAGTATTTAATATAAGTTCAATATCGTCAATTTTTTTGGTGTTATCATAACGCTGATTTTTTGGTTCAATTATAAAAGCGTACAAACTTCTCATTAATAATCAAGGTTAAATTCAACACTTATACCCATATTTTTGTTGAAATTTTTCCAAGGCAACACCTCATCATCTTTTGTTATGTAAATAGTGTATTTATCATCTTCTTCAATAATATTGCATATCACATGACCACCGTAGACTTCTTGACCCACAGCATAGTGCATTGCAGAGTCTTTGTAGTCTCTACCTACACTAATCTTTCTGATTAAATTCATATTTAATTTATTTTACAAGCTATTTCTTTTTACGTGATTTTGGTACGCAGTTAGGAACCTTACGACCTCCTTTTTTTTTCATACCAATCATCTCGTAACCTCTCCAACAAGGTGATTTTTTGTTTTTCATAGCTACCATTTTACTTTGTCAGCCCAGTAAGCCGCAGACATTTTGCCTTTACTAATGTTCTTAGCATGCCGCGCTTTAAAACTCTTGCGTCGCGCTTTAGATTTTGCATCAGTTTTACTTCCTGCTCCACTAACTCCCTGCTGCCCAAATCTAATAATCTTCTCTTGTCCATTTGAACACGCCTTTACTACATGTGATTTAGTTGGGTGACTTGGTGTTCTTTTTGGCTTATTACAAGCCATTTTAGATTTATCAAGTCTTGCCATTTTTTTATTTTAAAGATTTTTTAGCGTTTTTAATTTTGCTTTTTGCGTTTTCTATTTTTTCAGAAACGTCATCTTTTAAGTCTTCAACTTTATCTTTGATATCATCAATTTTATCTTCAATAACATCTGGAATAAAATCACCATCTTTGTCTTCTAACAAGCCTTTGCTTTTAGCTTTCATAGCTAAAAACCATAAACCACCGATTACTAATAGAATAACTAATAAAATTAAAATTACTTTCATACTTTTTAAATTTAGATTTATTTACATTTACCCGCGTGAACTTTTCCGCATTTTGAACATTTCTTTTTTGATCCCAATTTTTTAGTCTTTTTGTAAGGCATAATTTAGTTTGGTTTTTTTGTTAATAATCTTTTTACCATTACGTCGCATTATCTTAACGTAGTCTGTCGTGTATTTTTTTTTAATGACAATCTCAAGATCATCATTAGCATAAACTTTCTGAATAACGTTGATAATTGGATTATCCTCGCTAGACTCTAACCATTGAGTCCTAGATGTTATATCTTCTGAAGACACGACCCTCGCTGAAGAACAACTAGCCAAAAAGAAAGCTGAAATTAATAATAGTTTTTTCATCTTTCTTTATCTTTAATCATATCATCTATAGCTTTATTAAATACCTTGTCGCTATAGCTTTTGTTTTTATAAAAAATATTAGATTTAGTAATAGGTATATCTTCTTCACCAAGCATGATTTTATATATTCTATTTATCGTAAACTTGGTTTTTAGCGATGTTTTATACATTGCATATTTACTGTCTTTTCTATTTCTTTCTTTCCAAACATCTATCCAACCATTTGAACGAAGTCTTTCCCATCTATGCTTATCCCAAGTATATGTAAATACGCCATTAATAAAATCGTCTCTTTTGAAAAGACCCTTGCAATCTAAATATATTAAAAGCTCTAAGTCAGCATCTTTTATTTCATACTGTTTGCAAGCCCATCTTCTTATAATTCTATAGTATTTAAGTAAATTTAAATTTCTTAAATCTTCTGCTGAAAGTTTCATACCACAACAACAACGTCTTGTTCTTTTATAACGTGATAAAGCCGTTCGTTGTATTCTATGCTGTGTCCAGCGTGGCGGTCGTAATAAATAATATCGTCATTTGTTACGCCTTGAACAAGATTACCAACCGTTATAACTTTGCCTCTTAAGTAACGGATATCTTTTGTATGGTTATCCGTTATAAGCAAACCGTTTTGTTTTTGCGGTTCTTCTTTAATCTTCTCTATGATGATGTAGTTGTTGACTGCTTTCATTGTTCAATACGTTTATTGGATATGATTGCATCTGCTGATAAAATCGTACTTGCAACACTGACTGCATTTTTAAGTGCTGTTTTAGTTACAAGTGCAGGATCAATAATACCTGCTTTTATCATATTAACA